AGGCGATCAGGTCGGCGGCGGTCTTCTTCCCGGTAACAACCAGATCACGCCAGGCCGCGCCGTTCTGCTCGAACTTCTCTGCGCTGCATTCTTCGAGCGCGGGGCGCGCGAGTTGCTGGCGCTGGACGACTTCGCCGGTTGCGCCGTCGATTACAGCGCCTTCAACGATGCGCTCGGCCTCATCCTGGTCGTAGATTCCGCCGAAGCCAAAGGCCAAGCGAGCACACTGGATCATGGCCTTGTGGCGGAGCATGCGGCGCGGGTGAGACTGCCAAGGGCCGACGTTTGCGCGGCGGCACTCGGCCATGTACTCCGTGACCTTGATCGGGTGTCCGCGATCCTTGCGGAAGATGATGCAGGTACAGGAATCCTCGTCCTGCTCGAACTCCATGCCGTCGAACTGCGTATTGCTGTTGATGATGCGCGCCCAGCCATCGACGCCGACTACAGGGACGATGCCGTTGTTCTTGTCCGGGAAGGCATAGATTTCCTTCGTCCAAGGGTTCAAGCCATACTGGTTAGCAACGATCAGCAGAGCCGTCATTTGGGCGTCGGAAACCTGGCCTTTGAATGCGGTTGCCTTGAGCGTATCCATCAGGCCCTCGCGCTCATCCATCGCAAGCGATGGAAGCGCCGCTGCCTTGAAAACTGCGACTTCGTTGCTCATACTTCCTTCCTTTCAGTGTGTGCGATGCCCAGCAGGGCAAACAGAATCGGGTCGTGCGGGACGGGCTGCGCTTCGCCAATATGTTCCCGGCTTGAGCTCTTGACTTCAGGGCGCTGCGGAGGTTCTTTGTCCTGCGGCCCTGGCATGTACTCGCGAACGAAATTGTTCTGGCCGTCAGTCCGCCATCCGGAGATGTGCAGCATGCCCATCGCCAGAAGAGGGGCGATGTACGTCGCGGCGGTCCCCTTAGTGATTCCCGCACGATCTACCAACTCGTCGGCGGTCAATCCCGTTTCGCTGGAGAACGCCGCGGCCATCATTGACCGAACGCCAGGGCTGTGGATGTTGATTGCGCGGCTCATCGTTTTGCCATCCGAACCGGTTGGCGCTCTGCGGCCATCTGCTGCGTCAGCTCGACATCCTGCTTTTCAAGTGCGCCGACGATGCACAGGCAGATGAAGAGAATGACGGCGCAGAGCGTGGTGTTGTTGTTCATCACGCGTCCTCTTGGAGCTGAAAGAACACGCGCGGTTCTTCGCGCTTCCAGTCGCACTCCGCAACGACATTCGCCATGCTGCGGATCAGGTCGTTGATTTCGGCTTGGGCTTCGTTCAGCTCCATGCTGGTCGAGGCGCGGCACAGCTTGCGGATCGCATCAGCCGCTTTCTGGTCGCACTCGACCAGCAGACCGAATTCGTCAGTTTCGATCAACTCGGTGATTCGGTTGGCGATGAACTCCTCACGCGCCTCTTCAAGAGCTGCTTCGCGTCGGTCGCGCTCGTCGATCATTCGTTCATGGCGTGCCAGGTCGATGGATACTGCGCAGGGAGTGCTATACATGTCGTTCTCCTAAGTTTTGTTCGTGCCGTCTCTCCGGCTGTCGCCGCGCTTACCTGTCGCGGTTCGGGCCTTTAACGATGCGCCCTGTATCCACCAGGCCAAGGCTTCGCGGCTCTTTACGGTTGCCGATCCTTCGCAGCTTTTCTCTCGTTCGGCTAACCGGGCACTGTCTAGCGTTCAGTGCTTCGCTCTACTTCTGAGCAGACGACTACTCGCGCGGTCTGCTATCGCATTCCTGGCCCTAACGCTGGCCTGCGGGGATGTCACACGGACAAGGAACATCTAGGAGTTTCCGCGCCATCCCTGCCGCTGTTCCCCACCTGCAGCTGGGGTTATGCCACCACAACTTCCGTGCTGCTCTTCCGCTTGCTGGCTACTTGCGACCTTGGCCGACTGTTCGCCTGCTCATCACCGGATTGCTAGTCCTTTGCTCCCGTTTCAGCGCGCCAATCCTTCGGCGGGAGTGATGCTGCGGTATGGATCGAACTATACACGAATGAATAGAAATGTCAAGCAGAGCGCGTATAGATCGGCGCGACGAGTACGGACGAAAAAAGCCCGCGCAATGACGGGCCTGGAAATGAAAAGACCGTCACATGGACGGTCTTTGTTTTGGTGCTAGATCAAATAGCCCCGCTCTCGACCAACCGCCAGAATTCGTCTGCCTGAACCCCTAACGCCTAGCTAAACGGCGGGCGCTGCTTTTGCGCCCGTCCGTGTTGAGCGTGGAGTTAGGTTTGGTGAGAGCCTGCGGCTCTCGCGCCTTATATCCCCACCCAAGCTCGCCGGCTCCGCCTAAATGTCGCTTCGCGACAGATCGCTTGGACGAGGTTTTACGGCGCACCGGATAACGAAACATCCAAAAATTGACAGAACTATACATTCGAGTATATGATATAGGTTATGGATACGGCAAAACAAATCACGATAGAAATTTCAACAAAGCACGGATTGTCGGATTCGGAGATAGCCGAGAGGGTTGGAATCGTATGCTCGCAGCCAACAATCTGGCGAATTCGCAACGGAGAAACAAAGACTTGCAGGTCTGACCTCTACATTGAGTTGATGAAACTGCGAGATTCTCTGAAAAAAACCAAGACCAAGAAAGCCGCCTGACATGAATGTCTTAATCCCTTTGAAATCAGGGCAAGGGTATTACGGGGTGTTCTGCGATGGCCGGTGACTGGCTCAAGATTGAAGCGAATACCCCGGACAAGCCGGAGGTCATCGGTATTGCCGACATGCTCGGAATATCTCCTCCCCATGCATTCGGATGCCTGTTCATGGTCTGGCGCTGGTTCGACCAGCACACGACATCTGGTAACGCATCGTTCGTTACCAAGGTAACGGTAGATCGACTATCTGGCGTTACCGGATTCGCCGATGCAATGGCTCGTGTAGGGTGGCTCGACATCGCAGGCGATGGAACGATCTCGCTACCAAACTTCGGACGGCACAACGGAGAAACCGCTAAACAGCGCGGTTTGACGGCAAAAAGAGTGGCGAATCATAAGTCAAAAGGTAACGAAGGAAGTAACGCATCAAGCGTTAGCGAGGTAACGGATGATGCGTTACCTAGAGAAGAGAAGAGAAGAGAAGAGGTAAACCTTAAACCCCACTCCGAAGAGAGAGGGGAGGTTAACGGAACCACTGCGGCGCAGAATCCGCCGCCGCCACCCTCTCGAAAGGGAATCGTCTGCGGACTGCTTCGAAAAGCCGGGATGGCCGATGCAGCCCCGCACTACCTGCCTGACGACGCTTGGGAAACGATTCTCGCCAAGCGCACCGACGAAGAAATCATCGAGGTCGCTCTGGCGAAGATGGCTGCGAAGCCGACCGGCCGCATCGGGTTGAAATACATCGCCCCGGCCCTTCTTGCCGACCCTGAACCGATTACCCCATCTGCTCGCGGATCTCCAAAATCGACATGGGGAAAGCACGCGGACTATCTACGACAGCAGGGCTACATCGGGGACGGAAATGGCAACGGAAATGCAGGCGGAACAATCGACGGCGAAGCAAAACGAGTGGCTTGAAAAGGCGGTTGATCGCCTTTGGGAACGCTTCGAGAATCGCTACGGCGCGCTTTGGATGTCGCGTTGGCAGGGTCTTCCGCTGGCGCGGGTAAAGGCGGAATGGGCCGGTGAACTTCGCGGATTCCGCCCGGAAGCCATTGCACTCGGGTTCGATGCCGCAAAGGCCGACGAGTTCCCGCCGTCACTTCCGAAGTTCATCGAGTATTGCCGATCAGCCGCGAAGAGAGTCGGGAATTCCGTACCAGCTCTGGCCGCTCCTGCACCGCTTGACCGTGAATCTGCCGCGCGCCGAGCAAGCGAAATCGGCGTGACGGCCGGAAAGAGTGACCCACATGCGGCTGGACCGTGGTGGGCACATGCGCTGCGCCAGAAATACCTGGCTGGCGAGCGCCTGCTTCCCGTTCAGATCAACCTCGCGTCCGAGGCGCTGGGGGAGGTTTGGAGTATGGGCAAGGTCGAAATCACGGAGCGGCTTGCCGCATGAAGACCTGCGCGCGCTGCGGCGGGATGTTCTACCGAAAAGGCGCTGCCGCGAAGGGCGGTGAGCGCTTCCAGTGCAGAGATTGCCGCAAGACGATCACGGTGAGGGATGGGCGGATCGTCACCGGGAATGGGTCGCGTG